AGCACCATCGGCTAAATCAATCGCAACTGTACGTCCTGCAATCCCGTCACCCACGTATTGGACTATATCAAAGAATCCCGCTTCTTTCTTAAACTGCCAAGCTGCATAATTATCCCCGTTAGTGTTAACTTCTGTAGCGCCACCGACTGTAAACCCATTACTGTTAAACGATGTTAACGAGTCGGGTATGTTGGTCTGTTGAGGGGTTGACGGTAGATTAAAGCCGTTCTCAACACCCCGCAAAGTATCAAATAAGTAATGCTCACTAACTGAACTTCTATTCTTAATCCACACCATGCTTTCAGTTGTTGAAAGATTAAGATTGCCGACTATTTTATGCTCTGTTAACCCGTTACCTGTATACAGTGATGTATTAAAACCATCATTGTATCGGTTAGGTATTTGAGCGGGTATCTTAAACTGAGCAGGGTCAGCGATAGTCATAAAGATGTATTCTTCATTTAATACGCTTAACACGCTTGGGTCGCCAACGGTAAAGCCATCAGTATTAAATACAATTCCGAGCGTTACGTCTGCGTATTGCGCGTCGCTTGTATTGGCTTCAAGTATATTAGCGCCACGGACATTATCAACCATGAACCAATCGCCACCAGCGCCAGACGTTTGTTTAATTAACAACCATCCAGCAGGGAAGCCAGTGATAATATCTCTCGCTGCACCTGTGCCAGTGTAGCCACCGCAAAAGATGCCTTTAGCGGGGTTGTGGGCGAAGCTGTAAAGCATATACTCATACGAGCTACTATTTGCAGCGTCAGCCGCACTAAGTGTCACACCGCTTACTGTGGCGTTTATATCATCCCAATAAGATGAGCCTATAACATAAGGTTCGGCGCTATCTAAAGTCAGTTTACCCAGCCCTCCATCTTGCCTATGCTGAACCATGTGCGGGGTTACATTACCCCCTAAAATATTCCGGCTCATTGTAACGCACATCCCAAACTCACTAAGCCCATCGTCTAAGTCAATACTTATGCGTTTTCCTGATATCGCGTCGCCAGTGTATCCAGTAATATCGCAAAAACCTTTCCTCTTAGCAAACTGCCAAGCGGTATAATTATTAGCATTGTTATTGGTGAATGCATTTGCGCCGATACCAAATCCATTCGTATTGAAAGATGTGATACCGTTTGTTGTCGTAACATCGCCGCTATCAAAATTACTTGATACCGCTAAATCTCCTCCGCGCACCGTGTCAATTAGGTAATGGTCTGTTACCGCGCCAGTATCTTTAATCCAAACTAAACCGCCGTTTGTAAAGTCCACGTTCGAGCTAATAGACTGTATTGCACCCGTACCAGTATACAAGCTAGTTTCAAAAGGTAATTGCAATGTCTGACTATTAAATAACACTAGCAGTTCATCAATGGCCGACTGCAAATCAATCGAGGTTAATCCCGATGCCGTATTGTCAAAAGAATAATTGGTAGCTATACCACCGCCACCACCGCCAGCGCTTCGTATTGTCATTTTATAGACTCCATGTTGAAACGCCATCTGACGTAAATGTGATTGATTCGCTGTTCGCTAAATCGAAAGTGATACTGGTATCTGTGCCGCCTGAGTACACAATGGTATCGGCGCCAGACATGGAAATTACCGGGATAAATGTTTTATATTGATCGGGTAAATCAATGTGGATAATCTGATTAACCAAAACGCTATTCGCTAACGGTACAGTATAAGCGCCACCATCACGTATTTCATTAACCCGTAAAGCTGTGAGCATACCACCGCCTGTTTGCGGAATAACTGTACTGAGTGCGGTTGACGCATCGTCGCCGTCAGTGATAAGTTCATCAGCCAATATAAACTGATTAACCTCATTCTCACGAATAACAATGTCGTAATTACCATTGGCCGCTTTAAAGCTATAATTACCATCAGCGTCGGTTGTAATTGGGTTTAATATTTGTACGTCATCACTATCATAGATGGTCGATAACGCACCAGCGCCGGCGACGATGTTAGCATCTCTGATTGTGACAGACGCACCCGCGTCGGCATTACCCGTTGACGCGCTGTCGAATTTTAGTACAACGCTGTTATTATATGTTTGCATTAGTGGTCACCATTACCGTTTATGTATCTTGTTGCGTTATCGCCAAAAAAGGTCACTGTAGCACCGCTGTCTTTTACGCCACTGCCAGCGGGTGCACCCGTTCCACCACCTAAAGCGCCAGCCGTTCCAGCCTGACCCCAATCACCACCGTCACCGGCTGTTGGATTTTGTGCGCTTGAGCCGCCGATTCCGCCTGTTCCAATTATATCACCGTTTTGACCCGCGATACCATCAACCCTGCGATTAATGGGTTTGGAACCTTGAGCGGCACCACCAGCGGCACCTAAACCAACTGAACGCCCAGCACCACCGCCGCCACTATTACCGCCATAACCCGTAAGGTCACTAGTGTTAACCGAGTTTGAAACGCTACCGCCACCACCGCCACCTGGGGCGCGAATGTAACCGTCTGCGGTTGGATATGCCAATGATGTGGTTGCACCGCTGAAATATATATCAGTATCAACACCCTCAGCATCATAAACGATACCACCCATTGAACCATTACCAGCGGGTAAATCAATATCCCAATTTCCGCCGTCTTCTGGCTCCCAAATAATCGAGTCGCCTGTCCCGCCGTAACCGCCGTTCGCTTGGCCGTCGAATTGGTCAACGAGTATCAGAATAACTTTCGAACCAGCGGGAAAACTTCCGGCTTTCATGGCAACGGCACCGAATGAATATGTGCCTTTTAAAATAAATGTCACCGTCACCGCTTGAGATGGTGCGCCCGCTAACGTGTAAAAAGTAATGCCGCCTAATGGCGTATCTAAAACAATCTCGGTGTTATCATTAAACGCCGCTTCATAACTCAAGGCGTGACAGTTATAGCTGCGGCCTTCATTACCGTATCGCGGCGTTATTTTAGTTACTTGTGCGCGTAAATCACCAGACGGTAAACCGCTAGCCGATTGAATGCATTTAGAATTTAAGTCGATAACGTCACCGGTTTTGAACGTCAAAAACCGCTCTTGCGTTGTCCACGTATAATTGTACGGCGTAAACTTGAACCGGCTAACGTATCGCTGCACTAATAAATCAGCGGCGTTAACACCGATTAAAGCGCTACTATCAAACAGTTTTTCTTTATGCTCTTTGTATAACGCTCCACTAATAATCTGATTGTCTGAAAATTGTGACGCTTTGGTGTAACTCGATACATCATCGTTATCTGCTAAGTTCTTTTTGTCATAGATGACAAGCGCCCTGCTTGCTCTCAGCGCGTCTTTGGCGTTGTCTTTGAGCGAATATGCGTCTATCTCTTTGCCTTCTGTTATGGCTGCGCTGGATTGCTTCCAGACACTAATAGCGGATAGCTTTGCTAAGTTATCCACTTGGTCAAACCACAAATCCATTAAAAATACTGTTAGGATTTTTACTAATACATCGTTAACGTCTTCGGCTTCACTGTGTAACGTGTTGATTTTATCGTCTGGATGCCACTCGGCCACCTCAGCCGCCCAATCCGCAGATGGTATCAAAGCAGCATCGAAATCAGACGCGATTAGGATCCTAGTTAACAGTGAATCAATGGTTTCGTCATCTGATAAATCACAGATAAATACTTCATCACCTGCGCTATGACTGTCCGGCGTGGTACGTGTGAGTAGCTCACCTGATACCGGCGCGGTTATATTTGAGCCTCTGGCAAAAACATTAAGTACAGCCGTCGCCGTCAAGTTATCGGTAACACTGGTCACTTCCATAAATTCGTCACCGATACGCACAGCAAAAACATTGCTATAATCGGTGGTTTCGTCAACAGGTATTGCAACCGTTGTCGGTGCGTCATCTATGTCTTGACGTAAGAAGCCCCCAGCAGTCGGCGGCCACGTTTTCTCGTTTAAGTTAGCTAACGACAAGACATCTTTGCATTGTAGCGACCAAGTGCCGTTGTCGTTTGATTTGAGCGACTCTGCAATGTAATAATGTGTTTCAGCGCCACCGGATAAATCAATGGTTCCGTCTGACTCAACGCGATAAAGTTTAAGTCTAACCGTTTTATTTTCGATAATTTGACGCGCATTAAGTTTGCCAATGAACGTGCCTTGTGTTTCCACATCAGCGGTCACACCAGCCGTTCCAATATTAGGGTCACCAATAAAATCATTTAATGTGATTGAAAGTGAACCCCTTGCTGATAAACCGCTGCCAGGCTTTAATTCTGTCGGGTTTTCTCTGACTGTAGTGATTACCCGATAAATATTTGATGCAGGCAATATAGGCGCATTTTGGTTTGTGAATTTGTATGTCTTATATTCATTAGTCCACGCTTGGTCGCATGTTAATGGTGTGCCAAAACCATCTGACGCGCCAACGGTACAAGCGCCAGTGATTACCGGTAAATCAATTTCCAGCACTTCAAAATGCTCTTGCACATATTGCGTTCTTGTCGATTCAAAA